GCTGCGGCAACAGGCTATCGACGCTGCCAATTCCATCAGCGGATTTGATGCAGGACCCGTGCAAGGGAAGTGATGCTGGCGCCAACAGCGATGAAGATCTGCAGGCTGATGTTGAAACCGCCCAATGCCTGCACAAGCTGCGGCTCAATACGTATCGCTGGCAGGCCTGGTATAAAGCGTTACTTTAAAGTGAATGCCGGGCAGCTGTAACCACCCGGCCTGTGCTTACTACTGTAGTTCCTTATCTTTTAGCTGTTCAACGTAAAAGTCATAACGTTGAAGGAACCACAGCCGGCAGTCTTCATCCATGTTGCCGGTTAATGCATCCGTGCAGAGGTGTCGGCCTTGCAAGTGCATCCGGGCAAAGCTAGAGGCAAGAAAATCTAAATCCCGGGAAGACACGACACCCTTCTCACTTACTAACTGCATACATTCCTCCTCTGTTTGATGAAACAAAAAGAAAAATGTGTCTGTTACAAGTATGGCTCAAAAAATCGTACGCGCGATCATGCAGATCACAGAAGTAGGTCTGAAATAGAACCTCATCCCTGAGGCTCTGACACAGTCTCTCCTCTGGACTTTAAGCATAGAAAACTATCACAGCCTCGCATTGCGGTGCTTTTTACTAACTGAGGGTAATGAATGTCATCTCCAATTATGAAGTATTTTGCGTATCATCATCTCCCGGCACATCTGCAGGAAGTGAGTAAGCCAATTGGCGATCTTGCGACGCTGATGGATGAATCAGTGCCTGACGGTGCTGAAAAGTCTGCCGGCCTCCGCAAGCTGCTCGAGGCCAAAGATGCGCTGGTGCGCGCCAAACTGGGTTAAGTTATTACAGAGGCTCTTCACTGAAGGGCTTCGATAATGCTTTTTCTATAAATACTATGCGGTTATTCTGAGCATCCCCTACACGCAAGGAGATACTCATGATGGATTTAACACCTTTAGATTCTTGGCTAAGAGTAGATACTTGGGATACGCACCATCCTAGCGATCAAGAGAGATTCTACAAAGCTGTATATAAATTGATTTTATCAAGCGATAAATTAGTAGAGTCGCAGCATGTAAGAGACTATATCGTTGATTCTAAGAGGGATGTTAAGAATCAAGAACATGTTGAGAGAATTGCTGAGATATATACCGAAAAGTATGACGTCATATACAGCTTTTTGTTTGAAAATAGAATTACGCTCGACTGATTGCAGCTTTTTTAAAAGCCGCCTCCGGGCGGTTTTTAATAGCCATCACCACGGGCAGACACAACGTAATGGCTATAGAGGATAAAGGATATATATCCTCTACAGAGGATAGGAATTCCCTTAATGCTTGTGATAATTTCAAGCCGTGGACATACACGGAGTAATTCTTATGAGAAAGCTTATCGTTTTTTTTAATGGCAATGCTCCTTATGTTATCGAGGTAGGAGAGCACCTTGATTCGCTTCGTCTTCAGTATCCGGATCACACTGAAGCAGACCTCCCTATTCAGTCCCACATATATCCTGGAAGAGACATAATGGAAGAATGCTTTTTTGTTTCGGATCGCGAGGTAAATGGTAGGGACGTTCATCAAGCGATAGAAGACCTTCTCTAACTATGCATTAATCAGGTGCGCAAGATGTCTGTTAAAGCCGATACGTAAGAAGCGTGACTCTATTTTAAGCGGGTCTGTGGTGTAGACGGTTTCGCCCAAGGATTCGAGCCTCTTCCTAATTATCACCTACAAGCCACTGGCATCTGCTGGTGGTTTTTTATTGGAGCGACAACCATGCCCGCAGCTATTCCCAGAGCATGCCGTAAGCGAGGTTGCTCTGGCACAACTACGGATCGTTCAGGCTATTGCGAGGCGCACCGTAACGAAGGATGGCAACAGCACCAGCGTGGATTGAGCCGCCACCAGCGCGGCTATGGCAGCAAGTGGGACATCATCCGCGCCCGCATCCTTAAACGTGATCGTCACATTTGCCAGGCGTGCCTGCGCAGCGGCAGACCACGTCCGGCAGAAACGGTCGACCACATCATCCCGAAAGCTCACGGCGGCACAGACGACGACAGCAATCTCGAATCGCTGTGCTGGCCATGCCATAAGCGCAAGACCGCAACGGAGAGAGCCCGATGAGCTATACGCGCTGCACCTACTGCGGCTCGACGCTGCACACCGTAGCGAACTGCCCAAAGACATGGGGCGGCTCAGCCCGCCGTGCGAACCTGCGCTGCGGTTACTGCGGGCAGTCATGCCATAACTCCAGCGCCTGCCCGCACAATGCCAGCAGCGCGCGGCACCGCAACCTCAACGATGACTTCCATCTCGATTGATGAAAAGCGGAATGATTTCAAATGCAATCATTTTAATGTGAATGATATCGATTCTCATCGGAGGGGAGGGCGGGATCAGAGTTCAGAGCCATGCCTGCTGAGGACCGCCGCCTCAGTCAGATTTTTACACCCGCGAAATATAAAATTTAACTGGAGCGTCTATGGCTGGAGCGACGGGCCGATCCGGACGCCGCGCCAAGCCGACCGCCCGGAAGTTGCTGGCAGGTAATCCGGGTAAGCGCGCCCTCAATAAAGAAGAACCTTCCTTCACGCCCATAACCGGCGTTGACCCCCCCGAGTGGCTCAGCGAATCCGCTGCGACAATGTGGAGAATGGTCTCTAAAGAGCTGTGTGCGCAGGAGGTTTTGTGCGCCACGGATTTACACAACCTCGAAATGTTTTGTGTGGCCTATGCCAACGCCCGCGCTGCGCAGGTAGACGTTGCTAAAAATGGAATCACCGTAACCGGCGCTATGGGCGGTGTGATCAAGAACCCGGCGCTGACCGTGCTGAATGAAGCTATGCGGCAGATGGCCTCCTTCGGAGGCATGCTCGGGCTGGACCCCAGTAGCAGGCAGCGCCTGATTGGGGGGAACAAAAAACAGTCGGACAACCCCTTTAAAAATCTATGACACGCAAAGCCTACCCCAACGTGAACGCCGCAAATCAATATGCCCGCGACATCGTCCGGGGGAAAACTGTGGCGTGCCGCTATGTCATCGATGCGTGCCAGCGGCACCTTGATGATCTGGCGAAAGAGAAAACGAAAAAGTTTCTCTATCGGTTCGATAAAGACCTGGCGGAAAAGGCGGCTAAGTTTATCCAGCTCCTGCCGCATACTAAAGGTGAATGGGCCTTCAAACGCATGCCCATCACCCTGGAGCCCTGGCAGTTGTTTATTGTCTGCTCAGCGTTCGGCTGGGTGCGCAAGGGTACGAAACTGCGGCGCTTCCGCGAGGTCTATACCGAGATCCCCCGCAAGAATGGTAAGTCAGCAATCTCCGCCGGGGTGGCGCTGTTCTGCTTCACCTGTGACGACGAGTTTGGCGCGGAGGTTTACTCCGGCGCCACGACGGAAAAGCAGGCCTGGGAGGTGTTCCGACCTGCGCGCCTGATGTGTAAGCGTACCCCGGCGCTCTGTGATGCGTTTGGCGTGGAGGTCAACGCCTCCAACATGAACCGCCCGGAAGACGGCGCCCGTCTTGAACCCCTGATCGGCAACCCTGGCGACGGTGCATCTCCGAGCTGCGCCATTGTGGACGAATACCACGAACACGATACCGACGCGCTCTACACCACAATGCTGACAGGTATGGGCGCCCGGCGTCAGCCGCTGATGTGGGCCATCACCACCGCTGGCTACAACATTGAGGGTCCGTGCTACGACAAGCGCCGGGAAGTTATTGAAATGCTGAACGGCACGGTACCTAACGATGAGCTCTTCGGTGTGATTTACACGGTTGACGAGGGTGACGACTGGACCGATCCGGTGGTGCTGCGCAAGGCGAACCCCAACATGGGTATATCGGTCTACAGCGATTTCCTGCTGAGCCAGCAGAAACGGGCCATGAACAATGCCCGCCAGGCCAACGTTTTCAAAACCAAGCATCTGAACATCTGGGTATCAGCGCGGGCGGCTTATTTCAACCTGGTCAGCTGGCGCAACTGCGAGGATGAAACGCTGACGATCGAGCAGTTCGAGGGTCAGCCTTGCTACCTTTCGTTCGACCTGGCGCGAAAGCTCGATATGAACAGCATGGTGCGGATCTTCACTCGTGATATTGATGGAAGGCGGCACTATTACTGTATAGCGCCTAAGTTCTGGGTGCCGTATGACACGGTTTACAGCACCGACACCGATCATCAGCGTACTGCTGAACGTTTCCAGAAGTGGGTGAACTCCGGCCACCTGGAGGTAACCGAAGGTGCAGAGATCGACTACCGCGTCATCCTGGAAGAAGCGAAGGCTGTCAACCAGCAGAACCCGGTAGAGGAATCGGCCATCGACCCCCACGGCGCAACGAACCTGTCCCATCATCTGGCCGATGAGGGGCTCAGCCCGATAACCATCGTCCAGAACTACACCAACATGTCGGACCCGATGAAGGAGCTTGAGGCGGCGATAGAAGCCGGGCGGTTCCACCATGACGGCCACCCCATACTGACGTGGTGTATTTCTAACGTGGTGGGCAAGCACCTGCCCGGTAACGATGACGTTGTGCGACCCATCAAAGAGCACAGCGAGAACAAAATTGACGGGGCCACCGCCCTGATCATGGATATCGGCCGGGCCATGCTGCCGGAGACGCGGCAGAGCCTGAAAGGCTTCTTTGAAAACCCCATTATGGTAGGTTTCTGATGAATAAAAATAAGCAGCCGGGGAAGGTGAAAAGCGCCTTGCTCAACTGGCTGGGCGTGCCCATCAGCCTGACTACCGGGACGTTCTGGCAGGAATGGTACGGCATGAGCAGCAGCGGCAAAGCGGTTACAGCAGATAAAGCGATACGGCTCTCAGCGGTCTGGTCCTGCGTCCGGCTCCTGAGCGAGTTGGTTTCTACATTGCCAGTCAAGATCTACACCCGACAGGCTGACGGCTCGCGCAAGCTGGCGCAGGATCATCCTGTATATCAGGTTCTGTGCCGCCGTCCGAACCTTGAAATGACGCCATCCCGATTTATGTTGATGGTTGTGGCGAGCATCTGCCTGCGCGGCAACGCATTCGTTGAAAAGCTTTTTATCGGCAGCAAGCTGGTGTCTCTGGTGCCGCTTCTGCCCCAGAATATGGTGGTGAAGCGGCTGGAGACCGGCCGACTTGAGTACACCTACACCGAAGATGGCAAGAAGCGAATTATCCCGGAAAAAAACCTGATGCATATTCGCGGGTTCGGCCTTGATGGTGTCTGCGGCATGATGCCCATGATGGCGGGCCGTGATGTGATCGGCGCGGCGATGGCAGTTGAAGAGTCAGCGGCCAAGATATTTGAGAACGGACTACAAAGCTCAGGATTTCTTTCAGCTGATGAAGCGCTCAATGACGAACAGCGCGAGCGGCTTCGCGGTTATATGCAGGCTTTTGCTGGCTCCAAAAACGCAGGGAAAATTATGGTGCTTGAGGGCGGGCTGAAATACCAGAACGTCACCATGAACCCCGAGGCGGCGCAGATGCTTGAGTCCCGCTCTTTCAGTATCGAGGAGATCTGCCGCTGGTTCCGCGTGCCGCCGTTTATGGTCGGTCATACATCAAAGCAAAGTAGCTGGGCGTCGAGCCTCGAGGGAATGAACCTCCAGTTCCTGACGCATACCCTGCGCCCGCTGCTGGTGAATATTGAGCAGGAGATCTCCCGCTGCCTGCTGAACGGTGAAGAGGACCTCTTTGCCGAGTTCTCAGTAGAAGGGCTGCTGCGCGCAGACAGCGCTGGCCGGGCGGCGTACTACACCAGTGCGCTGCAGAACGGCTGGATGTCCCGTAACGACGTGCGCCGCCTGGAGAATATGCCACCTATCGAGGGGGGCGATATTTACACGGTACAGCTCAATCTGACGCCGCTTGAAGATCTCAAGCAGAACAGCCAGGCCGCGCAGGCATTCGCGCTGCGGCAGGTCCATAACCACGTATTCCCCGATATTCCCTTCGAACAGTCACCGCTGAAAAAAGCGGCTTAGGAGCATCCATGACGATTAAAAGCCTTCCGGCTGCGCCGGAGGGGCGACCTTTTGCCCGCGAAAAACCTGATCTGCCGGCTGCGGCAATGGAGCGCTGGAACGGTGGTATCCGCGCCGCCCGCGAAGGTGACAACAGCATTTCCATCCTCGACGTGATCGGCGCTGATTACTGGGGAGAGGGGGTTACGGCAAGCCGAATAGCTGGCGCGCTGCGCTCGCTCGGCGGTGCTGACGTGACGGTTAACATCAACAGCCCGGGCGGCGACATGTTCGAAGGCCTGGCGATTTACAACCTGCTGCGCGAGTACGAAGGCAGGGTAACCATTAAGGTTCTCGGCCTGGCAGCGTCTGCTGCGTCGGTTATTGCGATGGCCGGTGACGATGTGCAGATCGGCCGCGGCGCGTTCCTGATGATCCACAACTGCTGGGTCTACGCGATGGGCAACCGCCATGACCTGGCGCAGATCGCCGCTGATATGGAGCCGTTTGATAAAGCGATGAGCGATATCTACCAGGCTCGCAGCGGTCTTGATGCTGCCACCGTCGACAAGATGATGGACGGCGAAACCTATATCGGCGGCAGTGATGCAGTGGCCAAGGGCTTTGCTGACAGCCTCCTCTCCGCCGATGAAATCGCCGCCGACGACGACAGCCCGGCAGCGGCGCTGCGCAAGCTTGATGCGCTGCTGGCCAGAACTAATACGCCGCGATCGGAGCGTCGAAAACTTCTTAAAGCCTTATCCGGCAGCAAGCCAGGCGCTGCTGCCAGTCATGATGGTACGCCGGGCGCTACCGAAGAAATCAACCCTGACAATCTCAAACAACTTGAAGACGCCCTGGCGGCGTTCGGCTAATAAGGAAAGACCATGTCTGAAGTTAACGAATTACTGAAAAAAGTCTCCGCGAAGCTGGAAGAAGTTTCCGGCACCTTCAGCCAGAAGGCCGAGGACGCGCTGAAAGAGGCTAAAAGCTCTGGTCAGCTGTCTGCGCAGACGAAAGAGGCGGTAGATAAAATTGCCACCGAACACAATGCGCTGAACGATGCGCTGAAGTCGCTGAAATCTTCAGTGGGTGAAATTGAGCAGCAGGTAGCGCAGATGCCGCTGGCCAGCGCTGCAAAAATTATCGAGACCGTTGGCCAGACCGTTATCAGCAGTGAAGCGCTGAAAGCGTTTGCGGCAAGCGTTGAAGGCGGGAAGCGCGTCAGCGTTCCGGTGAATGCTGCGCTGATCTCCACTGACGTGGCAACCGGTGTGGTTGAGCCTCAGCGCCTGCCGGGTATTGATACCGCGCCGAAGCAGCGTCTCTTCATCCGGGATCTGATTGCCCCGGGCCGCACCTCTGCACCGGCCATCTTCTGGGTGCAGCAGACTGGCTTTACCAATGCGGCGAAGGTTGTGCCTGAAGGCACCGCCAAACCGTACAGCGATATCCAGTTCGCCACGCAGATCACGCCGGTGACCACCATCGCGCATATGTTCAAAGCGTCCAAGCAGATCCTGGATGATTTTGCACAGCTGCAGTCCACCATCGATGCTGAGATGCGTTACGGCCTGAAATATGTGGAAGAGCAGGAGATTCTCTTTGGCGACGGTACCGGCGCGCATCTGAAAGGCATCGTGCCGCAGGCCTCTGCTTACGACGCTGCCTTTACGGTTGAGCAGCAGAACGGTATTGACGATCTCCGTCTTGCGATGCTTCAGGCGCAGCTGGCACGCTTCCCGGCTTCCGGCCACGTCCTGCACTTCATTGACTGGGCGAAGATTGAGCTCACCAAAGACACGCTGGGTCGCTACATTCTGGCGAACCCGGCGGCGCTGACCGGCCCTACTCTCTGGGGCCTGCCGGTTGTGGCCACTGAGGCCGCAGCATTCCAGGGCAAGTTCCTGACTGGAGCGTTTAACGCCGCGGCGCAGCTGTTCGATCGTGAAGATGCCAACGTGGTTATCTCCACCGAGAACGCCGACGACTTCGAGAAGAACATGATCTCGATTCGTTGCGAAGAGCGCCTGGCGCTGGCCGTGAAACGTCCGGAAGCGTTTATCTACGGCTCCTTTACCGCACCTGCTGCTGGTGGTGGTGCGTAAATCTTAATGGCGGCCTGAGGGCCGCTTTTCTTTTCTCTTAAAGGAGGCAGCCATGAAGCTGATCGCTATCAAGCCCATCTACTTTGAAGGCAGTGTGCTTACCGAAGGCACCGAGTTCGAGACGCTGGAGCAGCACGGCCGCGAGCTTGTAAACCGCGGTTACGCCGAAGAGCCCGGCACCAAGAAGCCGGATCCGGAAAAAGACCCTGAGCCAAAAGGCAAGGGTAAAGGCAAGTAAGGGGCGCGCATGCTGACCAAAGAGCAGGTTAAGCGCCACTGCAACATTGAGCCGGATTTCACGGAAGACGATATCTGGATCGCCACCAGTATTAAGGCTGCGGCGCGGTACGTCGAAACGTGGACCCGCCGCCGGCTTTATGACACTGCCGATGATCCTGACTATCTTGCTGACCCAGATCGGTTGCTTTATGGCGAAGATATCGAAATGGCTATGCTGCTGCTTATCGGTCACTGGTACGCAAACCGCGAAGCTGTAAACGTAGGTAACGTAACTTCTGCGCTTGCGTTCTCCACCGAAGCGCTTCTTCAACCCTACAGGATATATGGCGTATGAAAGCGGGACGACTACGACACCGGGTTACGTTACAAAAGCCAGCGTCTGGGCGCCTGCCTTCCGGGCAGCCTGCCACTGGCTGGGTGGATGTGGCTTCAGTGCGCGCTGAGGTCGCGGACGTGTCCGGCCGGGAGAGGATAGAGGGTGGGGCTGAGGTAAGCAGCACCACAACACGGATCTGGATGCGGCGCTACCGTACGGCACTGGTGCAGAAATCGCTCTGTGGGTGGCGGTCAGCGTGGCCGTCGCGTCGGCGGCGTACTCGATTTACATGATGAGCACGATGCAGACCGGCGGTGCCAGCCAGCCTTCCAGTGGTGACCAACTGGAGCTGAACCCGGCCAAAGCCAATATGGCAAAGCTGGGTGATCCCATCCGCGAGATTTTTGGTCGCTATAAGGTGTGGCCCGATTACGTCGTTCAGCCGGTTTCGCGCTTTGATTCCGCAGATCCCAAAAAGTACGTGACCAGCATGTTTTTATGTGTGGGGGTTGGCGACATGGCGCTGCCGGCGTCGGTGATAAGCATCGGCTCCACGCCCACATCAGCCTTCGGCAGCGATGTCAGCGCTACCGTTTATCCTCCAGGCGCCAGCGTGTCAGCCGATAGTCGTTCCGAGAACTGGTTCAACAGCGGCGAGGTCGGGAATACCACTTCGGGTACCGCAGGCCTCGACCTCGGCTCAACCGGCCCGCAGACGGTGAGCATCATCTCTGATGCCATTCTGGTTAGCGGTAACACCCTTTCCCTGATAGCGGCCACGGCCAGCGACGGTGAAACGGAGATCCCGGCGGCCTGGGTTGTTGGCACCATAGTCACGGTTATAGCGCCAAACTCCTACCGGGTTGCCAATACCGGCGGGTACAGCGTGATTTATGGTGATGTTGCTGAGCTGCGGCCAGCTGCAGGTATGCCTGTCTCGGTGATGTTTAATGAATCGGCTTACGATCTGTATATCGCCAGTTACGCAGCTGGCGTTCCGGCGGTACCCGGAGTGGGTGGTTCGACAGCCAGCATCATCGCCAGCGCCGCGCCAACTACCTACGATTTCACGGCAACGCCGGTTACGTTCACGATCGGCTGGAAAGGCATTACCTATGCCATCTCACTCATTACCAGTTACGTCACTATGTCCGGTCTGGTTAATACCATCTCAAATCAACTTACCGGTTCCGGCCTGATCGCACGCGATAATGGTGGCCGGTTGGAGATTGCCGAGGAAAGCAGCCCGTTTGCCGGCGGCAGTATCAGTCACAGCGCACTCCCTGTCTCTGTATTCGGCAGCGCTCCGGTAGATGTTACTGGGGTGGCTTCGACGGGCGGTACCGCGGCGGTGGAGGCACATATCACGCTGGCGTATGACAGCGCCACAGGCAAGCCGTTCACCGGCATCCCTGACGGCGTCCAGCGGATCGGTATCGGCTACGCTGACGGACAGTTCCGCATTGCTGATATTGATGATCAGACGATTACGGTTGAGCGGGTGGTCGTCACCCAGGACACCAGTGGTAATGATGTTGTCACCGTCGACCCGGCCTGGCCGGGGTTTACCGAGCGTACGCTGCTCGATGCCCAGGTCACCGGCGTAAATGACGATTACGCCTGGCTGGGTCCGTTCCTGGCCTGCCCGGATGGCGAGACCACGACTGCCATCGAAAACAACTTCATTTTCCCGAACGGCCACATTCAGTACAAAAAAAATGGCGACCCCAAGTCGCATACCGTGCGGGTTCTGGTTCAGTACCGCAATGCCGCCTCTGCTGGCGCCTGGTCACAGGTGGTCTATAACTTCACCAACAAAACCGCAGATGGTCACGGGTATACCCGACGCATCAGCGGACTGGCGGCGGCGCAGTACGAAGTCCGCGTGCGCCGAACGACGAAAATTGGCGGCGCCAGAACGGTGAATAACCTTTACTGGCAGGCGATGCGCTCTCGGTTGAGCAAACGTCCTGGGAGCTATGCCGGCGTGACCACCCTGGCGATGACGGTGCGCACCGGCAACCGCCTCGCGGCCCAGTCCGACCGTCGCGTCAACGTCATCCCGACCCGGATGTACAACGGGCATGCTTCCCGCAGCATCAGCGGGGCGCTTTACCACGTCCTCGAATCCCTGGGTTTTCGCCCTGAGCAAATTGACCGCGCCGCGATTGATGCGCTCGAGCAAACCTGGTGGACGCCCCGCGGGGAAACGTTCGACTGGGCAACCGGGGACAGCAAATCTGCGCTGGAGGTGCTGAAAATTATCACCGCGGCGGGGATGGGGTATTTCCTGCTGTCGGATGGTCTGGTCTCCGCCGGACGGGAAGGGGTGAAAAACTGGACCGGGATGATTACGCCCCAGGAGACCACTGAAGAGCTGCAGACCGCTTTCAAGGCGCCGAGCCAGGATGATTATGACGGCGTCGATGTCACCTACATCAACGGTACGACCTGGGCAGAAGAAACCGTTCAGTGTCGTCAGCCCGGGAATACCACGCCAGTGAAGGTGGAAGATTACAGGCTGGAAGGCGTTGTGGATCAGGACCGGGCGTACCGCATAGGAATGCGCCGTTTGCGCGGGTACCAGCTACAGCGCCTGCAGCATACGACCAGCACCGAAATGGATGCACTCTGCTACCAGTTTATGGACCGCATCATCCTCACTGATGATATACCCCGCAACCAGACGCTGAGCTGCCTGATAACTGACATGGAATGGGACAGCACCGCCATCACCCTGACGCTCAGCGAGCCGCCGGACTGGAGTTTTTCAAATCCGCGCGTGGTGATCCGCCACCAGGATGGCCGGGCATCGCCGCTGCAGATGCCGACGCGCATCGATGATTACACCCTGCGTATTCCATACAGCGCCGCGCTGGCGCCGGAGGAATGGGAGATGGACAGCCCATATATTGAGCCGCCGCGCCTGCTGTTCTGCTCGTCATCCCGGGTTGGGTATGACGCGCTGGTGGGTGAAATAACACCCGGTAGTGACGGTACCAGCAGCGTATCGGCTATTCAGTACCATCCCGGGAAATACCAGTACGACGATGCCAGTTACCCCGGCGACGTTGCATAACCCACAATAAATCATCAACCCGCTTCGGCGGGTTTTTTTATTTCACCATGACTCCAGCCCGGTACTGCGCTGGACTACGCCAAGGCTTGATACAGCAGGTTTATCAATGACTTAGGCGAGTTCATCATATGCCGGTGCTTTCCGAAACTTGACCTGACTTTCCCTCTACTGGCCCCTAGAAGGCTCCTGGGAACCGGGTCTTTCCAAGGAGTCATCATGGCAAAAATCAAACTCACCAAGTCCGCTGTCGATGCGGCACACCCCCAGGCGCAGGCCGTCGAACTCCGGGATACGTTGGTTCCCGGCTTCTTGTGCAAGATTACCCCGTCGGGCCGCAAGGTGTTCATGCTCCAGTACCGGACGAACGCTGGCGAGCGCCGCAAGCCCGCCTTGGGTCAGTACGGGGAACTGACCGTCGAACAGGCCCGTTCGCTCGCGCAAGAATGGCTGGCCCAGGTACGCCGGGGTGGTGATCCCGGCGCAGCCAAGACGGAAGCACGCAAAGCGCCCACCGTCGAAGAGTTGTGCAAGAAGTTCATGGAGGACCACTCCAAGAAGCGCAACAAGCCCAGCACCCGAGTCGGCTATCAAGGTGTCATCGACCGCTGCATCATCCCGTTGTTGGGCCGCAAGAAGGTCCACGACGTGAAGCGGCCTGACATTGCCGGACTGATGGAAAAGCTTTCCTACAAGCAGACCGAGGCGAACAAGGCGTTCAGCATCCTGCGCAAGATGTTCAATTTGGCTGAGGTGTGGGGCTATCGGCCTGACGGCACCAATCCCTGCCGCCATGTCCCAATGTTCCCTGCCGGCAAGTCCACCCACCTTATCAGCGACGAGGACATGGGAAAACTTTTCCGGCAGCTCGACAAGATCGAGGCCGAGGGGCTGGAGAACTACGTCATCCCGTTGGCGATCCGCCTGCAATTCGAGTTTGCCGGCCGCCGTGGCGAAATCGTCTCGCTCGAATGGGAATGGATCGATCTGGAAAACCGCCGCGTCGTCTGGCCTGACAGCAAGACCGGCGGTATGTCCAAGCCCATCAGCGAGGAAGCCTACCGGCTGCTTTCGACGGCGCCGAGGCAGGAAGGCAATCCTTACGTCCTGCCGTCGCCGCGCCATCCAGGGCAACACCTGACCACGGGCGAGTATTACGGCGGCTGGAGCCGTGCGCTCAAAGCGGCGGGGGCAACGCATGTGGGGACGCACGGCATCCGCCACCGCTCGGCGACCGACATTGCCAATTCGGGTATCCCGGTCAAGGTCGGCATGGCCCTGACGGCGCACAAGACCGTGGTGATGTTCATGCGCTACGTCCACACCGAGGACAAGCCCGTGCGGGAAGCCGCCGAACTGGTGGCGAATCGACGCAAGTCGGTCGTCAGCATGCATCAAGAACCGAAAGAGGTGACCGCATGATCAGAGGCCAGCAATCCACCTTGCCGCCCCAATTGTCGTATCACCGCTACGACAATTGGCTCAGTGGCCATCACCGCCTGCGTATCGTACTAAGCACTGGAAAAGTGTGCCCGTTTCGGGTATAGTTTGAAGGTCAAGATGACGCGCATCCTCAAACGAAAGGATTTTGCGCGGTGGCAGGCGGGCGAAAAGCTGTCCGATGCCGCCTTGTGCAAAGCGGTTCAGGAGATGGAAAGCGGTCTGATTGACGCGGACTTGGGCGGCTTCCTTTACAAGAAACGGGTTGCCCGCCCTGGTGGTGGCAAGAGTGGCGGCTACCGCACGTTATTGTCGGCCCGGATCGGCAGCCGCTATGTGTTCCTGCATGGGTTCCCCAAGAGCGACAAGGCGAACATTACGCAGGACGAGAAGAAGGCACTGCAATTCGCCGGCAAGGTGTTCCTGGAACTGTCCGCCGAAGCATTGTCGAAGGCGTTGCAGTCAGGCGTGTTATTGGAGGTGCATTGTGAGCAAGATCATTGAATCCCTGCGTGGCGATCTGGCCGCGCTCCACGAAGCGGGAGCGATCGGCAAGGTAACGATGCGCGAGTTCGACGCAATCTGCCCGCCGCCGGTGCGGGAGTTCAGTGCTTTCGATATCAAGCGGCTGCGTGAAGCCTTGAAGTTTAGCCAGCCGGTGTTCGCTCTTCATCTACACACGTCGGCCTCGACCGTGCGCAAGTGGGAACAAGGCGAAACCCATCCCACGGGGCCAGCGCTCAAACTGCTCAACGTCATCGCCGACAAGGGCCTGCAGGCCATCATCTGATGCCTGACGAGGGAGACAGGCATTGGCGACGCGAATTACCCCTTTCAACTCACAGCATCTTGAAGCCGCCTGCCGCGTGCTCGCCGATACCGAACGCGGTCTGAGCGGTACACAGATCGAGCGGCTGCTGCAGGAAATCGAGGTTGCCGACACGTCGCCCGGCATGACAAAGTGGAAGCGGTTGTTCAATGCGCTGGCCGGTGCGCAGAACCACCACCAGATCGGCAACCATCTCATCATGTTCATCAACCGCGCGATGAACCCGGTGAACTACGCCCGCGATCCCGCGACGTTCGCTTGGCGGCGCAACGAACTCAATGTCGTCCTTGCCTTCTCCGGTTTCTACGTGCGCGATGACGGCAAGGTTGCTCACGCCGATAAGGCCACGACGCTTGATGCCGCCCGCGCCCGCGCGGGACGACTCAAGGCCGCACTGGAAAGCCGCGTCGTCCATGCGGAAGTGCTGAACTACTGCCGCGCCGAGTTGCTGGAGGAAAACTACTTCCATGCCGTGTTCGAGGCAACGAAAGGTGTTGCGGAGCGGATTCGCCTGCTGTCGGGCCTGAACGGCGACGGCGCGGACTTGGTGAACAAGGCATTCGCAGGCCAGCAACCCGTTCTCGCCTTGGGACCGCTCACCACCGAGTCCGAAAAGAGCGAGCAGAAAGGCTTTGCCAACCTGCTGATCGGCTTATTTGGCGCCGTGCGCAATCCGCTGGCCCATGCGCCCAAGACGAATTGGCCCATGTCCGAACAGGACGCACTGGACATCCTGACGCTGGTATCGCTGATTCACCGCAAGCTGGATGGCACCACGAAATTAGCGGCCGTATCGCCGTAAGTGAGAGACAGGAATGGACGAGGCGATCGTTGTCTTCTCTCGAAAAGGGATTTTCCAGACCACGATTGCCGCGCGCGACGTTCGCAGCCGGGAACATGCGCGCAAGCTGTGGCCCTTGGTGTCTCCAGGCGCAGAGCGCCAGATGGTGACATGGGTCAGCCCCTCCTTTGAAAGCGGGAAGCTGCGTCGGCGATCCCATTTCCGCGTACTTCCTGCCCAGCACACCTTTAACCCCAAAGCGCACTTCGACGATGAAGAAGCCAGCCGATGGCGCGCCGTGCAGGAAAGTCCTGAACACCGGCGGGCGAAAGAACTTGTCGCGGCCGAACTCTCACGACGTTTGAATGCCGGGCTTGCGATGCCGTGGGCGTTCAAGGATATGGATGCGTCGGACTATCCGCTGGAAGGCAACTTGTTGCTCGGCGCCGACCAGGTGGCAACCGAGCATCCCCTGGAGACGCCATTCGGCAGCAAATTCCGGCTCGACGTTGCCGTGCTCGGCCCCCCGGTCCAGGCTGAACCGATGGTGCTGGGCGGCGTTGAAATCGAACTCGGCCACGCCTTCGACGGGCGCAAGGCTCTTATCGGGAAGTCGCTCGGATTCCCGCTCATCTCCATCGACATCACCGAGATGACGCTGGACGAACTCACGCCCGAGTGGGCACGGCAGGTATTGACTGCGACCACGCGGAGCCACGAGCAAGGACGCCGGCAGACCTACATCTATCTCCACGACCTGCTGTACCCCCTCTACGCGCAATTGCCGGCGTTTCTGGACGACGAGCAGCGCCATCAGTTCCTTGTGTTTGCCGACGATGAGACCCTGAACAAGTTGGTGCGCTGGATGAACCTGCTCGCCGAAAAGCTGGAGTACCCGAAGGGTACGGTCGCCGTTGCCTTGGTCAATGGCAAGAACGAACAGTCGCGCAAGATGCTGGAACGCGCGGGACAAGTCGTTGGCCCCGACTGGAGCGAGTTCAACGGCCAGCGATGCCTACGACTGACCCTGCCGCGTCCCAAAGGCCCGGCGGATCTCCAGGCCCATCGCTTCCACATGACGATGGCGCGCATCCTGCTGTCGCACACTGATTCGCTCGTTGGCTACAAGTATTGCAACGGCGTAGACAACCACCACCCTGAAGAAGACGTGTGGGTTGCGCATCGCTGGATCGCCGACTTGAAAACCCATACCCAGCATCGCGTCTTGCCGAAGCGGCTGGCTGAACCGATCAACAGATTGATCGCGGTGGTTTCGGACCTGCATCGCAATCACGCGGCTGCCAGCCAAGAGGCGTGACCATCCCCCGTCGGAAGTCAGCCGATAGGCAAGCATTCCTGCGGAGTTACGCGCCTATTTGCAAAGAGCATTGAATCTCAGTCCGTAGTCGGTTTTGAGGCTCTTTTCCGCGGGGCCGAAGAAGGCAAAGACGGCAAGCACTCAAACAAGCGTTCTGCATAGACGAACCCCATCCGTCTGACCGCGCCCTGATCGAAATACAGCAGCCAAGCGGCAAGTAATGCCAGCGAAATGAGCAGTGTCAAGCCTGCGGCAAGCCCCGGATCGGCAAGGTGCTCTAGGTTAAAATGAGGAGGTACTACCTGCAGAATCTTTGCAATCAGCAATCCGTAGACGATGCCCAGGAGGCACGACACGATGCCGGCAGGCTTCATTGCCAGCATATTGCGGTGAAATCCGTAGGCGATGTTCTCTTTCAGCAAGAGCTGCTTGTTGGAACGCGTGAGTTCGCGAAGCCGCTTTGTGGCGCCAACGTAGATGTCGTCTGCCTTGTCAGGGCTTGCTGATTCTTCTTCTGCCGTTGGCATGGCGATGCCCAGCTTGGCCGTGATCGCCGTGTGGTAGCGCTGCTTGCTGACACCATCGAGAAACTTGTCGCGATGGCGTAACGCGATGGTTGTCGGCATACCGCCCCACCTTGCAACCAGGATCTCTTCAAGCTTCTTCCCGCGCCCGCGAGCTACGCTCGCAAGCGCATAAATGGCACCGCAGCCACCAAGCAAGCCGATCACGCCTGTAAGTACCGGGTGCTTTGCGCCGTAGACGCACAACAAAGGAACGAGCAGCGGTAACGCTACAAGAAGTCCTGGGATTACGCGCGCCTTGCGCTCATAGGGGTCTTTGACCAGTTCAAAAATAGTTGTCATGGGCGTTCAGCTTTGGGCCGACAAGGCATCAATATAGGGTTGAATTTCATCGCGGTTCTTTAAAGTGATCTGCTGCGCGAGAGGGTCGGGTGCTTCCTTGGTATGCAAGCCCAAACGCCTCAGCGTGTAATACAAAAACGCTTGGCGGCATGGAAGTTTGACCTGTCCGTCTTCCATTCCATAGTCCAACTCCAGGACTCGTTTCTTGGCAGCGGGCAAATCGGGGTGCGGTGCAAGCACCAGCGTCAAGAGAGTTTGCCAGTGCGAATCTTGGCTGGCGTCCACTTGGCTCGCTTCGAAGCCGTCGATGCGCAGGATTCGGGCGAGGACGAAATCACTGAAGCGCTGGCGTTTGTGGCAAAACGCGCGCATGTGCCAGCGAAAACCGTCATTACCAAGGGCGTGGGGAGACAGCAGACGAACCGATTCGTCCATGGACGTCATGGACTGGTAGCTCACCCAAATGGCTTCCTGCTGCCGAATTGCCCGGACCACTGCTTCGACGGTCTGTTCATTGATCGTGCGCCAGGGGGACGGCGCCCAATCTGCCTCAAGTGCTGAGCCGATAAAGCTGGCCGCAGGCTCGATGACTCCCATCTTGGTGGCCAGCAGCTCCGCTAGATAGTGTTGCGCCGAACTTCGTTGGTAAAGCGGGTGAAAACTCGGCGCTGCCGTGTAGGTCTTGGAACTGCGGTCGTAAGTTAGGTTGCTCGGCGCCAACTCCGTGTACTTGGCAATGTCCAGTGACGCCTGGGGAACCGATATGCCGAAGTGCTCAGTGAGATCCATTCGATTAATGTGCCGTTCCCAGCGCAAACGGAAATCGATGAATTGAAGTCTGCTTTCCAACCCCCAACTTAGCCCTTTGGGCTCAGCAGGATTGGCGGCAGTGACAGAGGGCTCTTGCATCAGTTGCGCCTAAAAAGTAGACGGATATAAAAAATAGTCGTACATTAACTATACGCGATCATCCTTCGGTCGTCTACCCGGAGCCCCAATGCCCACAACCATCACGTTTTTTCCCGTCGACAACGGGGACATGACCCTCATCAAGTTCGGCGACCTCGACGCAACCACCCTGCTGATCGACGTAAACATCAGGCAAGACGCCGACGACCCTGACGGTGAGGCGCGCGATGTCGCCAAGGATCTGCGCGACCGACTGAAGAAAGATGAGAACGGCAGGCCGTATGTCGATGCGTTCCTGCTGAGCCACCCGGACCAGGACCATTGCCGAGGCCTGACGCGGCACTTCCACCTGGGGCCGCTGGACAAGTATCCGGATGACAAGAAGGACGACAAGGACAAGAAGATCGTGATCCGCGAGATATGGTCGTCTCCGATCGTGTTTCGACGCGCCAGCAAGACGCACACCTTGAGTGACGACGCCAAGGCATTCAACACGGAGGCGCGTCGGCGCGTACAGCTGAACCGCGACAAGAATTTCGTCGTCGGGAACGGCGACCGCATTCAGATCATGGGCGAGGACATCGACGGAAAAACCGATGATCTCACCTCGATTGTGCGGAAGGTGGACACGCGCTTCTCGACGATCAATGGCAAGAGTTCCGCATTCTTCTCCGCGATTCTTCTGGCACCCTTGGACGCCCAGGACGACGAAGAAGAGGAAGAGTGCCTGGTCAAGAACCAGTCCAGCGTGATCTTGAACTTCACATTGGCCGCTGATGCTCAGACGCCGGATGGCGCAAAATTCCTTACTGGTGGCGATGCCGAAGTATTTATCTGGAACCGCCAGTGGCAGCGCCACAAGGCCGAAGCCGATGTGCTTGAGTACGACATCATGCAGGCGCCACATCACTGTTCCTGGCATTCGCTGTCCTATGACAGTTGGTCGGACTACCGCGAAAAGGCCAAACTTGATGCCGACGCTCGCAAGGCGCTTTCGCAGACCCGCAACGGTGCCGTCATCGTCGCCAGTTGCAAGCCGATCGCAGACGACGACAGCGATCCGCCCTGCATCCGCGCAAAGCGTGAATACGTAGCAATCGTGGACGAAGTAAAAGGCGACTTTTACTGCACGGGCGAATATCCGAGCGAAAAATCCGTGGAGCCCCTCGTTTTCACCGTCACCGCTCAGGGTGTGCAGCCTCCCTCGAAGAAGGAAGCCGGATCGAAGGCCGCCGCCGTGATCACCTCCGCGCGCGCGCCCATGCCACACGGGGCATCATGACGGGCACCATCGCGGACGCACTGCATCAACTTCAGCGGCACAGGGGCCTTGTCCGCGTTGGCGAGCCAAGGAAAAGTGGTGAATCGACGCAGATTGAAGTCGATGTTGCTGTTGAATTGCCGAGCAGGTCTCGGCGCAATGGCGTATCCGGGACCGGAGTGCGCTCGGTCGAGACATGCGTTCTGGTATTCGGCAGTGACTGGCCCATGTCTGCACCCAAGCCTTTCTTGCGTGCGGACTTCCCACTCAACTTGCCGCACATCAATCCTCATCGCGAAGGCGAGTTGGTCTCGCCTTGTCTGTTCGAGGGATCGTTGGACGAGCTGCTGCATCGGTTTGGTCTGGACGCCATCGTCGATCAGTTGATCGTTTGGTTGCACAAGGCCGCAGCCGGGACGTTGCTGGACCTTGAACAGGGGTGGGAGCCGACTCGTCGAGACAGTTGTCCTTCGACCCTTGTATTCAGTGCCGAGAATGTCGCGGCCGCCGCTCCCGCTGACGGCACGATTTTGGTGGTTCCCGCAGGCTACGTGACGATTGATGGCGGGCTATACGCCATCGTCAATGCCGAACTGACTGCTCAAGTCGATCCTGTGTTCTATCAGGAGGTTCACAACGACAAGTTGGGTAAATGGGGAAATGGCCATACCGCAGCCTTCATTGCGCGGGCTCCAATAACCGACGGCAACCCGCATGTGGTCGGCCACTATCAACCCGAGACGGTTGTCGATCTCGCGACGTTGCTTGATCGAGCAGCGGAACTCGGCGTCGATCGTGACGCTTTGGCTCAAGGCTTGGACGGCTACTATGGACGTTCGATTCTGGATATGCAGCAAGACTCGCGTGGCTGGACGCATGGCTTGTATGCGATTGTGATTCTGACTGTTCAAAGGCCAGCGTCGCTTGTGGGCTCACCGGGGAGAAGTATCGAGGTATTGCCCTACGTGGTGCGCTATGAACTCAACGCTCAATCGCTCCTGGAGCGAAACGCCACGGTTCACCCGGCTTTTCACGCACATGCGTTGTCTCCCGAACTGCTGGCAAGAACGTCCGGCATTCCATCTGCGGCCACATCGCAGCCGCTGGTCTTGCTCGGCTGCGGAAGCGTGGGGTCGAAAATCGCGATGCAACTGGGGCGAGCGGGTTTCGGCTCAATGACCTTCGTCGATAACGAGTCCATGTCGCCTCACAACGCGGCCCGGCATGCACTCATTGAGCGGGCATCGGTGCTGGTCCCACCTCGGAAGTCGGCGCTGATGAAGACGGCCTTTGAGTCGCTGTCGCATCTTCAATCGCAAGCGTTCGACACCGACGCAGTGACTCTCTTGGTCGATGCTGCGCAGTTTGCTGCAACCGTTCCGCAGGATGCGGCCCTCATCGTGGATGCGACAGCCTCACTTCAGGTGTTGGCCGCAGAAACGCAATCAACGGCGCTGAACCAATCCCCTGCGCGGTTGGCACGGATCGTCATGTATGGCCAGGGGCGCTGTGTCGCGGTTTTGCTTGAAGGGCCTGGTCGCGCCGGTCGGGTTGACGATCTTACGGCATTCTTGTTCGAGTGCTGTCGGTTTGTGCCGGAACTGCGGGCGTCGATTGCTGGCGATACGTCTGAGCCGACGCGTATTTTTGTGGGCGACAACTGCCGTTCACTGACGATGCCAATGTCCGATGCCGTTGTTTCGCGTTCTGCTTCATTAGCTGGCCTGCAACTGGAACGCTGGCTCGTTGGCGGACTCCCGAAGGAGGCGACGCTTTGCGCCGGGGTCTCGGATACCGAAGGCCTCGGCATGGCATGGACCAGCACCAGCCTCGGCCCGACCACTGTGCTCAACGTAGCAGACGATGGTGGCTGGAACATTCGGATTCTGCACCCTGTCGTGCAAGCGATCCATGCTGATGCGCTGCGCTGGGGCGCTCTGGAAACAGGTGGAGCCTTGGTCGGTCGTATCTCGTTTGAGAATCGAACCATCACCATTGCTGGCCTCGTGGATGCGCCGCCTGACAGCATTCGGGAGGCCGCCCGCTTCGTCCTTGGGACGAATGGGCTTGTTCAAAATTTGCGCACAGCGAATGGAACCTCTTTGGGGTATCTGGCCTTCATCGGCACTTGGCATAGCCACCCGAAAGGCGGCGCACATTCGGGCATAGACCGAAATACGTTGCGCGGCATCGCCGAGGATGCTGGCGGCCTTCCCGCCGTGTCGTTGGTATGGACTCCGACAGGACTCAGGTGTGCGGTGGATCGCTGGTAAAGGCAAAGCCGCCGGCACTTTCTTGGCATAAAACGAAAGGGATGTATGGCTGACTACTTCGAGATCGATTTTCTTGGCGTCGAAACAGCGAAAAGCGGGGATGCAATCACGCTACGCTATTCGGTGAATGGCACAGAGGGCGTGCACGTCGTTGACGGTGGGTATCTGGATACGGGAGATCAGCTCGTCGAGCACCTGAAGACGTACTATGGAACAACAGTCATCGACCATGTGATCCTCACACACCCCGATCGCGATCACGCCAATGGGCTGCGAAAAGTCCTGGAGCAATGCACAGTCAAAAATCTCTGGATCAACAGGCCGTGGATCTATGCAGATCAGTTGATTGATCGATTCGAGACCTATGAATCAGTTGAAGCACTGAGACGGAAATTGCGCTCCATCTACGATGCCACGGCAATTCTTGAGGATCTTGCGGTTGAGAAGGGAATTCCAATCCATGCCCCTCTTCAGGGGCAGAACATCGGTCCCTTCATGGTGATGGCACCCACACTAGATCGCTACTTCGACCTGATCGTGGACTCCGCGAAGACACCGGAAGCTGTTGAAGAAAGTGCTTTGGATAGCGCGCTGAGCAGCATATTCCGGGTGGTGAAGGCCGCGACCGCCTACATCAAGTCCCTGTGGGGCGAGGAATATTTTCCGCCGGAGCCTACCAGCCGTGAAAATGAAATGAGTGTGGTCCAGTCGGCTGTTCTGAACGGTCATCGTGTCATGCTTACTGGCGATGCCGGGCGTGAAGCGCTGCAAGAGGTTATTGACTACGCGCCTTTTGCCGGACTCGCGTTGCCAGGCATTCGGTATTTCCAGGTGCCTCATCATGGCGGGCGACACAATGTCTCGACTGAAATTCTGGATCAACTGGTTGGTCCACGATTGGACAGCATGCCGGACAAGCATACCTGGAATGCCATTTGCAGTTCTGCCAAAGCCGATGAGGATCACCCGCGGAAGTCCGTAATTCGCGCTGTATTGCACCGGGGTGGGCACTGGGCGGCAACCGAAAGCAAGAATCTCCGCATTGGGGCGGGCATTACCCGCGATGGCTGGGTATCAATTCCTCAAGCAGAGTACCCCGAAGAGCAAGAGAGTTGAGCGGGCAGTTTGAGCGTGACGTGCTGTTCATTGGCTTTCTGCCGCCTACGTTATGAGCGTCCCGGCGTTCCGCCGTCGGACTCGCGGGCTGCGCCCCGCGCCTCATGCCGAGTCGCGGCCACCCGGCTTTGATTCCTGACGCCTCCGGCCTTGCGGGCCTGCGCTTGCCTAACTACCAGGTACTTGCAACCTATGCATGCGATGTCGCTCTCTGAGTTTCCAATTTCTGTGCTTGAACTCCACACATGGCCGTGGTGGCGAAGATTTTGGAATCGACCGCCGGCGCTTGTACGGAAGCGGTGTGAAGCTTGGCGTGAGCTATTGGGGCTCAAGGAGTCGGCAGGAAAAAATGTGCTCCTCAACACCGCAAAATCGAAGATTTTTGATGACTCACGCCGTCGATGGGACATCCTGGACAATCTTAATCGCAGCAACTTTACTTTGCGGAGCCGATTTTCGGGCTTAGCCTCGGGCGCTAAGGAGGCTTTCCAAAGTCCTCATGGATCGCTAGTGCAAGTGACGATGGTGCCTCACTTTGAATGCGACGCAAGCGATATAGAGGGCATCTCCGCAAGCAAGTCGGCAGATATGCCACACGAAAGTGTGGATGTCTTTGGTGCCTACTATATTGATGAGCAGAATCGATATGCCAGAAAAGGAAAGCCCCCGCTCGGACTGGATGATGCGAGCTTAAAAGAGCTTTGTTCTCATGGCGAAATTCGGCTACTGCACGGACGTGGCTCCGACACGTTTAGCGTGCGAGCTTGGGATGGCCGTTTGTTCCTTGACAACAGTGGCGGATCTCACCATCTTGCGGGCGCCGTGCATGTCGCTAAGCGCATTGGCGCGCGCATTCACCTCGCCTCGAAACTCTATCTCTACCAGCTCAACCATTTGACTGTGCAATGGCTGCTCGATGGATTTCATCTGGTATTGCTCCCCAAGGATTTGGCCGGACAGATGCTATGGACTGTGAAGAGCTTGGTAGGTTCTGGTTCGAACATGGAGTTCCCGCCTGTACTGGCCGAAGGCACGCTTTTGGCATTCCCCCGGGGTTCGCAAATCGCCGAGTCCGTGATGGCAGAACTATTGAGTCAGGGGCACCACGATTTGGGCAATGATTTGAGGGAAGCGCTGACTGCGCAACAGCGGTTCTTGACTGAATCGACGGCTCTATGGACAAAGCAATTTTCATCTCCAACCTGCTGACGATGCTCTAAATGCGTGTGGTCACGTCGTTACCTATAGATCGCGAGTTGAAGCTCCACATTTCATAGGAACTTAGCGACAAAAGAGCGTCCCGGCGTTCCGCCGTCGGGCTCGCGGGCTACGCCCCATGCCTCGTACCGAGTCATGGCCATCCGGCTTTGATCCCTGACGCCTCCGGCCCTGTGGGCCTGCGCGCTGCGCTTGCCCATCCGTCGTCTCTGCGGGCGGGGTGTGGGCGGTCTTGCTGTTCCCTTCACCGTATCACGGCGTTCTCGCCGTCAAGGGCTGCGCGCGCCTTGCGCGCTTGCGTCCTGGCGGCCGTCTGCGACCCCTGACTGCTTGCGCTGCGCCGTGCTGGCCACGGTTCCGGGCAATTCCGCCCGT